TACCAAATTGTGGGTTTAAAGCCATTTTTTCTAAATTTTAATTGTTAAATGTTCGTTTTTTTATTTTCAATTTTGATGAATCAGATCCACTAATAGACTTTACCTTCATTCCACCCACAAAAACATCTCCAGTAGCAACCTGCCTTGGTGTGTCTGTAGCCGGATTTTTCGATTGTTTAACGATAGTTTTAACACCATCTGCTTTACCTTGCTCATAAAAATGAGAAGCTAGCTTGTCCGCATTCATCGCAGCATATAAAGCTTTGTGATAACCAGCTGTATCAGAAATATTTCCATTATTATCAATAAATTTATTGACAAAGTTTTCAATATTACCTTGAGCTTCAGCAACACGTCTTGGGTCTTTTACCTTGTATCTAAAATTTTTGTCTCCTACAGAATAATCAAAACCTTTGAATTCTGATCCGAACAAATCATTAGTACGTTTTTGGAAAATTTCCTGTGACTGCTTTATAGTTTCTTGCTGTTTGTTGTAACGATTAAAAAAATCTGTAGCTTTTTGCTGTTCTGGATTAGCTCCAGGTCTGTTTTTTATCTCAGCATAGTATTGATCCTTTAATTTAGCTAGATCATTTTTAGCGTGAGCAACAGCTTCTTTATAAGCTAGTTTTTTTCTTCGTATATCTTTTGCCTCATCTAAATCTTCATCGTATTGATAATCCTCTAATAATAGATTTATATCTTCGTTATCTAGATGTGGTTTAGTTTTTTTATAATATTCTTGTAATACCTGTTTATCATCTAAAGAATTATAATCTTTATTTAACTCTACATAATCAGATACTGTACCGCCTGTATCTTCCATAAACTTAACCAGTTTTTCAATGTTTTCTGGTAATTTAGGAGTTTCAATTAAAGGTTCTTTTTTCTGTATTGGAGTAGTTTCAACTTTTTCAGCTACTTCTTCAATAACTTCAGTAAAAGATTCTTCTTTAGTTTCTGGTAAAGTTTCTTCTTTAATTTCAACAACCGGTTTTTTTTCTACAACTTTTTCTGGTTCTTTAGTTAAATCCATTTTAGCAACAGCGGGTTGTATTTCGCCTTGTGCTTCTGGTTTAGATAAATCAATTTTTGCTACTTCTTTATCAGATTTAGTTAGTTGTTTTGGTTTTTTACTTTTTGGTTTTGACTTTATTTTAAAGTCACCCTCCTGTTTTACAGGTTCTTTTGCTTCTTCAGCCATAATATAATATAATTAAATAATTAATAATTAAACAATTGGAAACTGATCTTCCATTTGTCCTTGTTTTTCAAAATCAGTAGGTAATAAATCATTTTGTCTCTGAGATATCATAGCACTTTGTTGTGTACCTGCTATTCTTGTTCTTTTGTCTTTACGATCTTCTATTTGTTGTTCACGTTTAGTTTCTCTTTGAGTTTTCATTTGTTCTAATTGAACTTGATAATTAAACTCTTCTGACATTAGTTGTCTTTTTATTTCAGCCTCTGCTTGCATTCGTTGTATTTCAAACTGAGACTTTGCTTGTTCAAAGTTTACTTTTTCAGACGTTAAAGCTTGTTGTTTTTGTACTTCAGCTTCAGCAGCTGCTTGACTAGCTTGTGCGTTTGCTTGTGCTTGGTTTTGAGACATTTCAGCTTGCATTTGTCTTTCACGTTGTAACTTACGTTTACGTTTCATTTTCAGCATTTGGTTAGCAAGCTTTAAATTACGTATTTGACGTATTTCTATGGCATCTTCTAAATCAATACCTCCACTTGATAAAGCAACTTGTATGTTTTGTTCTAACATTGCTTTTTCTTCTTCATCTGGTTCAAGATCTAAGAATATACCAAAGTCATGTAAATTAATCTGTTCTAAACCTTTTAATGTTTCAGTATTAAATACAGATATACTTTGTTTTAATACATTAGCAGTTAAAGGATAATCTAACATATCGTTAACTTTTTTAGATATATTTTCACATATTCTCAATGTTAAATATAAACTAGCGTTGTTAATATGTTTTGTAGCTATATTTGAAGCTTGTGCTGCTAACTTTTGTAGACCAACTAAAGTACTTTTATCTGGTGTACTACCATCTCTAGCTTCATTAAGTCCGGTTACATCACGTATCATTTGTAAATAATAATTATACGTAGATATTAAACTTTGTATTTTAGCTTGACCAGATCCTGTAGTTAACTCTTGAACAGGTACTTTACCTCTATTTAATTCACCATCTTGAGTAAGTGATCTACCTACAACAGAACCTGTTTGAAAATACATATTCAATGCTTCTGCTGGGTTGTAGTTTGTTCCATTGCCTAAATCAACTTCTGCTAAACCATCCATATCTAAGAACACACCATCTGGTACCATTCTAGCTATTACTTGTTGTAGTTTAAGATGAGTTATTTGAATCATATCTGCAAAACCAGTTATTCTACCAACTGTAGAATCAATACGACCTTTGTATATTCTAGGAGCACATATTGCGTAGTTCATTTCTACTTTTGTAGTGTCAGCAAAAGGTCTAGTCATATTAGGACATAATTCCCATCTTAATAATATATTTGTACCTAAAACTTTAACACCTCTATATAAAACTTCTATTGTTCTACCTACTCTCTCAAAATTATCATTTTCTGGTGGATTAAAACTATCTGGTTTTTCTATAGCTTTTAACAAACCACTATCAGTTTCTTTTATTTTAAAAACTTGGTTACTATATGTTTTATATTCAAAATATAATAAAGGAATTGTATTTGAATCCCAAGCACCTTGGCCAAAACCATACTTACTTTCTTGACTGCCTTGATATTCTTGTATTCTCTCTAAAGTATTGTCATCAAGTGTTGGGAATTGCTTCGCTATTTCTGGTAATGTTTGCGCTTTTAATTCGCCTACATAATATATATCTTCGAAGTTTGGATCTTCTGTGTAAGAATATATTAAATAAGCTGGATCTACGTAATCAATTGTTATACCGTTAGATAAATTAAAATCTGTTTTAACAGCTCCAATACCACACGTAACTAAATCATAATTTACTCTACGTCTTGTTAAATCCCATTTATTGTAATCTAAAACTTGGTTTATAACTTCTTCTTCTGCTATTTCTACAGACTGCTTGTAAGTTAATTGCATGTGAAGTTCTAACTCTTCTGGAGTCTGTGGTAATTGATCTTCAGGTACGTTTGTATTATACAGCTCTTTACCTAGTTGAGCTGTTATTTGTTTCATTGTGTCTCTTGCAAAAATATCTTGTGCTAGTAATTCAGCATAACTGGTTCTTTTTTGTATTGAAGCAGGGTCTTGTGCAAAAGCGTTTATATCATAATCTTTATTAGAAATACCATTTGATAATATATCTACAAACTTAGATATAATAGGTACTGGTTTCCAGTCTAAATTAAGATAAGATAAATCACCATTAATAGATAATTCGTCTTTATATTTTTGAGTAGGTTGTTCACCTCTAGCATATAATCTAAGTCTATTATAATTATTCCATGTAGTTAGGTATCTATTACCATTTGTTCTTCCTTGATTAAACCATTCTTGTTCTATAGCTTGAGCAACTTGCTCACCATATTCCCAAGATGCTTTCTCAGCGTCGCTAACCACTTGGCTAGGAAAAATGCTATTACCGTTAGTATATACTTTTCTCATTTAATCTATAATTTTAGATAATAACCCACTATTATCAAATTTTTTTATTCCTAAATCATAATTTTTTCTTATCATTTTAGGAACAGGTCTATATTTATTTTTATTACAAGCCATAATCGCTAAACCAGAACTAATAGAAGCATCATGTGTTGTTCTATTGTTTATATTAAATTTAGCCCAGTCTTCTAATGTTCTTTGGAAATATGTATCTCCGTATGTATTATCATCTCTAAGTCCAACATAACTTTCAACATAACTTTCTATTGCAGCTGCATGCGCTTGTATTATATCTTGACTAGAGTTAGGTATACCACCTATTTCTCTTTCTGTAACAGATAGTTTGTTATAAACTTTATCAGGTCTATTCATTGCAAAATTTCTATAACCTCTACGTTTAAAATGATACAGTAATCTAGGTTTATTGTTTTCTGCAAGTATAGGCATACCATAAAAAATACAAGCCATAAGCACATCTTCAAAAAATATCTCAGCTGTTTGTGGACGAGCGATATATTCTAAAAAGAAATGATTTGGAGGTACATCTTCCATACTAAATTTAGTTAAACCATGTAAAGCTCCATTAGAACTTCTACCGTCTACTGTACCTGAGATATCATAACTATCACAACCAAATGCTCCTAAAGTTTCATTTCCAGGATATTTGTTGCCTAACTTATTTATTACATTGTTTTGTAATCTTTTAGGTGGAACCCAAGAAATAAAAAATCTTCCATTTTTATTTGGTACAAATATAACTGTAGTATCTTTAATACCTCCTGACCATTGAAAACTTCCTTGTGTTATAACAGATGATCTTTTTATATCTGCATTCCAATCTATTTGTTCATATATTTTAGTTAAATTAAACAAAGAAGATTTAGCCTCATCTCTAAAGGCGTGTTCTTCAGTTCTTGGAAATTGTCTATAAAATTCATTTAAAGCATCTTGATCTTGTTTTAATCCATCGACTTCGTTTTGCCAATACTCAATAACTCCAGTCGTGATTGGTGTTCCGTGAGGACCTTTAACAAGATCTTTTGGTGTGTCGAAGACAGGATGACCGTAAGAATCAATGTATCCTTCGTAATTCCATTCCATAGGAATGAACAAAGAATAGAGCCCTGAACGTGTCTGTCCATTTGCATTTCTTTTTGTGACATCTGAGTCATAAAATAATTTTTTAAAATTTGCACCTCCTTTATCTAAAGCATTTGATGTTGATCCCATCATACACTTACCGATAATTCTACTACCTAATCTAAGGGTGGTTTTCGTAACACGCCAGTTGTTCTGGATGTTGTTCGGGCGCTCCCATTTGCCCGATTCATCGTGGACGAGGAGCCTGAGTTTCTCTCCATCGTAGGCATTGTCCCCTGTGTTCTTCCAGTCGATTGTGGTGTCCAACCCGGTGAGATCCTCGGTTTGCTCGGTCGATACAATCGATCTTCTTGTGAACTTGGACGCTGGGACTCTGTACGCGAGTTCGGTCTTTGGGCGGTCCATACCGTCCTGGATCGGTTTGAAAAAGAAGGGGTAATTAACGGATATTGGTACAACCTTATCGGTGAACATCTTCTTAGCGTCGGCGCCAGATTTGGACAATATCCCAAAACGTGAGTCGCTTGATATGGTCGCCATATCCACCGTAACTCCGGATGCCATAAACGAAAAGCCTGAACGTCTATTCTTGAGATAGCACATACCATAGCACCGTGCGTCGGCGTGTACTGCGGTCCAGAATATGAAAAAGAGACGGTTTGCCTCTCGAAAGTCTGGTTGCCCAACATCAATCTTACTCCACTGCAAGTACATGTAGTGATTACCAGTAATATAAGTAGGTTTATCCTTATTAATATACCAGAAACCTTCTTCACGCCTTCTAAATTCTTCGTTAATATATTCATACCATTGTTCTTTAAAATCCTCTGGATATTCTCTCCAGTCGAATACTGTTTTTATTTTCTTTAAAACTTTAGGATATTCAAAAACTGTCCATTTGTTTTCTTTAAACTTATGAACGTTTTCTTCTAAAGGCAATGCTATTTTAAGTCCTTGAATATCGTATATTTCACCTATTTTACCAGTCTTTGAAATAACAATAATATCATGTTCTGCGTTATAACCATACTCCCATTTTTTATACCTATTTAATTGTTTTATTATCTTAGGTTTTATATGATCGTCTAGTATTTTATATAAAGTTTGCTCGTACATTACTTAGATCTTCCTTCAGCAAAACCTTTAAACTCTCTAGGTTTTTTGGTTTCATTTTCTACTTTGCCTTCAATTATATCTTCCTCTTCTTGTATTCTATTTAAAATTTCAAATGCATCAAATATAGCTAACTTTTTTGTTGCTGCGGCATTTTTAAGTCTGTCAGCAGATATATCATCATCAGAATCAACAATAGGTTCTTTGGCTACTTTAATTAATTCTTCAACTGCTACTTGCCCAGCTTGGATTATACTCTTTTTGGTTTTCTTGATTTCCATATTTAATTACAATATCATTTGATTTCATACAATAAAGACGTTGATCGTCTACAATAAATTCCCATTCAGCACCTGGAACAAAACCTATAGTGTCTCCTGGTTTAATATTAGATGCCTCTAGTTTATTATTACTAATTTTAAGCACTCCAATACTAGGATCTTCTTTTCTGTTTATTAGATCGTTAGAATTTTTAATAGGCATTACAAAGCATCTATCTCCAAAAGACAACCACTCTGTGTCGTGTTTGTATAAATATATTTGATCAATAGCAGCAAAATACATATTATCTTTAAAATAAGA